TGCTACAATACCAGACAAGTTAAACACTGAACCACTTGCTAGATTTGAAATAATAAACCCCTGTCCTACATCAAGTCCATGAGCAGATGATGTTGTATAGGTAATTGTTCCACCGGAAGCAGATGCTCCAGTTACAATTCCAGTTTGAATCAACTGAATTGCCGAACGACCTCCACCGGATGACGCTCCATTACCAAATCCACCGCCTCCATATGAACTTGTTGCTCCAAGAGAACCTCCTTGTCCAACAATAATTCGCAAGGTCATTCCTGCGGTTACTGTTAAAGTTCCAGTTACATAAGCTCCACCACCAGCAGCGCCAACACTAGGGGAACCACCACCAGCACCCCACAATGAAACTGCCATTGAAGTTACGCCCCCTGCAACTGTATATGTTTGGTCTGAACCAGTGTATGTAAAAATATTTGTGTTTGTTAATGCTCCATTTGTAGTCGCATTTGCATTTTGAACAACAATCGCAGAGGTTCCAGGTGAAGCAGATGCAGTGTCTAGTGCATAAATTCTTCCTAGAGGATATCCACTAGTAGCATTTCCAAAAAACAACGATGCAACTGCGTTTGAGTATCTGTTCACAGTGCTCTCCAATGTCAATGTATCAGCACCACTTCCATATGTATTTGAAGCACTAGTTCCATTGAATTTTACAATTTCACTTCCAGTCACTGTCAAACTAGATCCACTAAATGTCAAATTTGCGTTTCCAAAAAGACCTGTTCCACCTGATGTAACTGTTAATACACTTCCGAAACCAGTACTTCCCGTAATACTTACTGAACTTCCACCTCCGCTACCTACTACATAAGATAAACTGTTCCATCCGGTAGATCCATTACCAATCTTAAACCTACTTGTATTTGTTTCAAATGCAGGTTCTCCATTAGCCAATACTGTATTTGCATTGGACCATTCAGTAGAAGTTCCTTTACGAAACTGTAAAACTAAGTTTGTTCCACCTGTTGGACCGTCTGTTCCTACACCTCCTGCATCAAATGCAGGGCCAACTGAATACGTAGACGTTGGACCTCCTCCGTCAAAAATATAAGGTATTGAACTTCCAGCGACTCCTTGAGGACCAGTAAGTCCAGTAGGTCCTTGAAATCCTTGATTACCTTGGTTACCATTAACACCTATTGTTCCATCACTTCCTCTAGGTCCTTGAGATCCCTGAAACCCTTGAAACCCTTGAAACCCTTGAAACCCTTGATTTCCTTGAGGACCTGTATTACCTGTAGGACCAATTCCTGCAGTAATCAACTGTGCTGTGAAGAAAGTGCTAGTATTAGATGTTAAATAGGATGGACTAGTTGCATAATTTGTAAACTTAACTGCGTCCGTGCTTCCATTGAAATACAATGTTTTTGAACCAATACCTACTTTGGAATTACTAGGAGCCATTACAAAAAATAGCTGTGTTCCCCCTGATGTTTGAATCTGTAGATTGTTGTTGCTTGTAGCTGAAAAGAAGAATCCTGAAATTGTGACAATATAATATCCTGCAATATCTGGTTGAAAAGTCATAGTGGATAATCCAGAGTTTTTGATCCAGCTTTGAGGATCATATGAAGTTGTAAAAGGAATGTTTTGATCTGAACCAGATGTTCCCATATCTGATGCAAGACTACCAATCGCAATATATGTGCTTACAGAAAGACCTGAGCCTCTTGGTCCCTGAAATCCTTGCAATCCTTGATTACCCTGAAATCCTTGAAAGCCTTGAGATCCTTGAAACCCAGTAGGCCCTTGAACACCTTGAAATCCCTGAGGTCCAGTAGGTCCCTGAAATCCTTGATTTCCTTGATTTCCTTGATTTCCTTGATTTCCTTGAGGTCCAGTAAGTCCAGTGAAACCCTGAAATCCTTGATTTCCTTGAAAGCCTTGATTTCCTTGATTTCCTTGAGGTCCAGTAAGTCCAGTGAAACCTTGAAACCCTTGATTTCCTTGAAAACCTTGATTTCCTTGATTACCCTGAGGTCCAGTGGGTCCTTGAAAACCTTGATTTCCTTGATTGCCCTGAGGTCCCTGTGTTCCATCAATACCAATGGTTCCTTCGAGTCCTTGAAATCCTTGAAATCCCTGTGTTCCTTCGAGTCCTTGAAATCCTTGAGGTCCAATAATAGTAGGTCCAAATGTAAAAAAATTAATTCTATCGTTATTACTTTTCAATTGTGTAATCATCTTGAATGATTGAAGACTAGGTAATGGAATTAATTCTAAGAATACTTCATTTAGATATAAAATTATATTTGAATATCCATCGGTTATTAATCTAAGAGTAAATGGAACTGTAACGTCATATGCATAAGGACTTGGTAAGTCACCTCCTGAATAAGATGGATATGTAAAGCGAATTGTATCATCATCTGCCAAGTACCATATTTTACATTCAAACGTGCTAGACCTCAGACCAAATGTAATTTGCTCATCGCAAGAAACAACTCTACATGAAGCTTGACATGAATTAAATGAGTCAACTGTAACTATTTCAGTTAATGTATTTTCCGTAGATATCTTAACTAATCCTTGAGATTGTGTTCTTTCAATGCCTGTAGGTAGAGTATCAAAATTCCATGTATTAAATCCATTATATCCACTAGGTCCAGTTACACCTTGAAATCCTTGGAATCCTTGATTTCCTTGAGGTCCTTGAACACCATTGTTTCCTGCTATACCTTGAGGTCCAGTCAATCCAGTAGAACCTGTAACTCCACCACCTACAACAGAAAGTCCAACATAAGGTAATACACGTCTACTTGCGATTCCACGACCAGTTGAAAATATACTATTTCCTCTTCCTGTCCAATTAGTTCCATCCGGTGAGGTTGCGATGGTATGTAATGTTTGACCTGTAACTGCAACTCCAAGAATTACCCATAAAGATCCGTTCCATGCAACTTTATTAGCATAAATTGTAGTGGTCCCTCCTCTTCCTGTCCAAAGAGTTCCATTCAGTGAGGTTGCGATTGAATGACCTACTCCATATCCAACGGCTACCCATAGCGATCCATTCCATGCAACACCATACGTATAGTTTGAAAAAGGATTGCTTTGTTGTTCCCAAGTAATTCCATTGGATGAAATCGCAATTGTGTTTGTTCCTTCTCCTCCTGCTACCCATATTGATCCATTCCATGCCACTGTATTACCATCACTTGAAAATGGACTTGAAGTAACTCCATTCCAGTTGATTCCATCAGATGAATACGCAATTGTATTGGTTCCAGTTCCAACGGCAACCCACAATGATCCATTCCATGCAACTCCACGTCCAAGTGTTGAAAAGGTAGTTCTTCCTCGTCCATACCAATTAATTCCATCGGTTGATGTTGCGATCGTATTTACACTTCCATTTCCTACAGCTACCCATAAAGATCCATTCCATGCTATTCCAGTTCCGTAACTTGAAAAAATTATATTTCCTAAACCTCTCCAATTAATACCATCAGATGAGACTGCAATCGTATTAGTTCCACTGCCAACAGCTACCCATATTGCTCCATTCCATGCAACTGCAAATCCAAGTGATGAAAAGGTAGTCTGTCCTAACCCAATCCAACTAGCTCCATCATAAGAATACGCAAGTGTGTTATCTCCTTGACCTACTGCAACCATAAGGCCTTCACTTCCACTTCCTGCTGGACCTGTAGCACCAGATACACCTTGAACTCCTTGATTTCCTTGAAAGCCTTGAAACCCTTGAGGTCCAGTGGATCCTTGAAAACCTTGATTTCCTTGATTTCCTTGAGGTCCTTGTGTTCCATCAATACCAATGGTTCCTTCGAGTCCTTGAAATCCTTGAAATCCTTGAGGTCCTTGTGTTCCTTCCAGTCCTTGGTTACCTTGAGGTCCCTGTGTTCCATCAATACCAATGGTTCCTTCAAGTCCTTGAAATCCTTGAAATCCTTGAGGTCCTTGAAATCCTTGAGGTCCCTGAGGTCCAGTGGGTCCAGTAGGACCAAGATAAGGTCCAAATGTAAAATTTTCAATTGAATCACCTTCAGTCTGTAAGCTTGAAAACATATTGAAAATACAAAGTCCATTTAATGGAACTTCAGCTATGGGAACATCATTTAACAAAACACTAATAACACTGCCACCATCTGTTATTAATCTAAGTGTAAAGGGAACTACTACATCAGATGCAACTGGTGAAGGAAAATCACCGCCTCCATAGGATGGATATGTAAGATAAATATTTTGGTTAAAAGAACACCATAAAGAACACTCAAATCCACTTGCAATTAAACCAAAATTAACAATACTTCCATCACTAATTGTTGTAACTCTACACGATGCTATACAAGATATATACGATTCTACAGTTGTTGCACGAACTAGATCATTTGTTCCATTGTTAACTCTTATTAATCCAGTTTCAGTTCGTCTAAGACCAGATGGAATGCTTTGAAAACTCCATGCACTAAACCCATTGTATCCAGTTGGCCCTGTAAATCCAGTAAATCCCTGAAATCCTTGATTTCCCTGCCATCCTTGAGGACCAATGGATCCGACAGCAACCAATGTAGTATGCATGTGTGAAATGGTTGAATTGCGGAATCCAATAGTCATTGCACTCGTAGCCTGTGTTTCAATATATACGTTAAGTGTCACATTGCTCGAATAAGTATGTGCAGGAACATACAGTGTATTCGTATACACCTGATAGTCTGTTTCATTCACAAACGTTGCATCATTAGACGATCCAACCGCTACACTTGTAGCACCATCGTAAACATCAAAGTAATATCTACCTGATAAACTTGAATTGGCAACGAATGCATACAAGTTAAGATCCCAAAATCCACCGACAGCAACGTTTCCAGGTAATATATTTGCTTGAATCGTAAAGCTTCCGACTAATGTATAGGAAGTGGCTGCTGGAACTGTAATTGTAGTTTGAGTGCTCGAATCAAACGTTGTCAACAAAGACCCAACTAACGGTGTGTTCGAATAAGTTTCTGACGGTGTAAAATCCAATTGAAGTGTTAAACCTCCTGAAGCTCCAGGTGTTCCTTGAAGTCCAATAGGTCCAGTGGGTCCCTGAGAACCAGGGAAACCGGCAACGTAGGGCAAAGCGGACCATTGAGTGACTCCATCGCCAACCTTGACGTATTCAAACGTCGCCATTACTTATTCATCGTAAAGAAATCAGAACAAATCTAACTGAATTGCTAAATCTTGTGTGGTATTCCCTGAAGCATCGTAAGAGACTTGTGTATGTAACAAATCTCCTGGTGCAAAATTGACCGATGCATCATATTTAGAAACAGAAGTGGTTGGACCTGTGAATCCAAGTGAATAGACTGTATTCGCAATGGTTCCACCCACAGGTGTTTTGCGAACAGTCACGGTTGTTGTATGATTTGTACCAGGTCCGACATTTGCAGCTACATTCATTCCAACTAAAATCAAGGGTTGTTGAACACGATATCGTGCAGGTGGAGTCGTAATATCTGGATATTGCACGAATTGACCTTGACCATCATTCACTGTAACTGTTCCTGGCCATAAATACGCTGGCGTTCCTGTTCCTGGATTTCCTGAAGTGTTCAAAGTCCCTAATGCTCCGTAATACAACGTAGTTGGATACACATAAGAAGAAAACCCTTTACCTCCTGCGGTTTTGGTCACTAAATCCACACCTGGACCTATTTGAATACCGGCTGAAGCAAGATAGGTTGGATCTAAAATGGTTGTGGGTGTCGTTTGAAGAATGTCGGAAGCAGTATAGGTATGTCCTGGACCGGGTTGTTGAGTTCCACATGTAGTCGAACGTAATTGAATACTACCTGTTTGATTCGTATCATTGGTTTCAACACATACGTAGGTTCCTGTGGATCCAGTAGCAGTGGTAGGTCTTGCTACATAGACGTTCAAATCACGACAGGACGCAGCATTCACATTGGTCACAATGACACCACGTTTAGTTCCGCCTCCATTGGAATATACGTTGATCGTAGACCCTTTGAATACGTTGAACGCAAAACTACCTGCTGATAATCCTCCTGAAGTTCCATCACATTGGGCACCATATACATTCGTTGAAGCAGTATATGCAACTGCTGAATTGTTGACGGTAATCACAGAAGTTCGTAATTTAGTTTGTGCAGTTGTAGATCCGCTCAAATACAATCCGACCAAATTGTAGGTTCCTGAATAGGAAGCCGATCCTAAATTCAAAGTGACATCTTCAATACGACATCCTGTTCCAACTGTCAATAAAATTGTATTTTGACTTGGTGACAAACATTGAATCGTAGTGGTTTGCAAAGACATACCGCGAATAGAAGTGTTGTTGGGTAAGACAATTAATGGATAACAGGTTTGACCTTTTGAATCCGTAATGGTTGAATTTGTTCCAGTGGGTGGAATGTTGTAAGTTCCAGGAAGAACCCAAATTGTAACTCCGCTCAAGGATCCAGTATTGATTGCATTAATAGCACCTTGAATCGTCAAGAATGGAAGACCTCCTACATATCCTGTTGAATCGTTGCCGTAATATGAATCCACACGCGCTACATTCCCTAGTTGTGTTGTAGGAATTGCATAAAATTGACCTGATAACTGATATCCAATCTCACCAGGACCTAGAACATATGAGTTATTTGGAACCAACGTTGCAAATCCCTGTCCAATTGGACCTGAAGGACCTTGAATTCCAGTGAATCCTTGAAAGCCTCGCAAGCCTTGGTTTCCTTGAAATCCTTGAAACCCTTGATTCCCTTGAGGTCCAGTGGGTCCTGTTACACCTTGATTTCCTTGGAACCCTTGGTTTCCTTGAAATCCTTGGAACCCTTGATTACCCTGAGGTCCTGTGGGTCCTGTACGCCCTTGATTTCCTTGGAACCCTTGATTTCCTTGAAAACCTTGATTTCCTTGATTGCCCTGAGGTCCTGTGGGTCCAGTGACACCTTGATTTCCTTGAAAACCCTGATTGCCTTGAAACCCTTGGAATCCTTGATTACCCTGAGGTCCAGTGGGACCTGTTACACCTTGATTTCCTTGGAACCCTTGGAACCCTTGATTTCCTTGGAATCCTTGATTACCTTGAGGTCCTGTGGGTCCAGTGACACCTTGATTTCCTTGGAACCCTTGATTTCCTTGAAAACCTTGATTTCCTTGATTACCTTGAGGTCCAGTGGGACCTGTTACACCTTGATTTCCTTGAAACCCTTGATTTCCTTGGAACCCTTGGAATCCTTGATTGCCCTGAGATCCTGTAGGTCCAGTGACACCTTGATTTCCTTGAAACCCTTGATTTCCTTGAAACCCTTGATTTCCTTGATTACCTTGAGATCCTGTAGGTCCAGTTACACCTTGGTTGCCTTGAAAACCCTGATTGCCTTGAAAACCCTGATTGCCTTGATTACCTTGAGATCCTGTAGGTCCAGTGACACCTTGATTTCCTTGAAATCCTTGATTTCCTTGAAACCCTTGATTTCCTTGGTTACCCTGAGGTCCTGTGGGTCCAGTGACACCTTGATTTCCTTGGAACCCTTGATTGCCTTGGTTACCCTGATTACCCTGAGGTCCAGTAGGTCCAGTTACACCTTGATTTCCTTGGAACCCTTGAAATCCTTGATTTCCTTGATTACCCTGAGGTCCAGTAGGTCCAGTTACACCTTGAACTCCTTGAAATCCTTGGTTACCCTGGAATCCTTGATTACCTTGATTTCCTTGATATCCAGTGGGTCCAGTTACACCTTGAAATCCTTGGTTACCCTGGAATCCTTGATTACCTTGATTTCCTTGATATCCAGTGGGTCCAGTTACACCTTGAACTCCTTGATTTCCTTGAAAACCTTGAACTCCTTGAGGTCCAGTGGGTCCTTGAAATCCCTGATTTCCTTGATTTCCTTGAAACCCTTGATTGCCTTGAGATCCGGTGAGTCCAGTTACACCCTGAAATCCTTGAAACCCTTGAGATCCAGTGGTTCCAGTAACTCCTTGAAATCCTATAGAACCTGTAGATCCTTGAATTCCAGTTGATCCGTCAAATCCTATTGGACCTCGAACTCCTTGAGGGCCTAATGGTCCTATCAAACCTTGAGGACCTGTTGCTCCATTAGATCCAGTAAGAGGAGTCAATGTAATTCTTGATATATTAGCTGCTACAGTAGCTGCTGCAGAACTGTTCACATAAATACCAATTGAAGAACCAGCAGGTAAATTAATAACTGCAGATGAGGCTATAAGTGCAGCGCTTTCACCAGTGAAATCAGAATATGTTTCGCCTTGACGATAAGTTGGAACAGTTGATGAGTTAATGTAAAGTCCAGCATAGGTATAGACCAATGTATTTGTAGAAAGTCCAGTAAAAGCAAGATACCAATTAATTAGAACTGGAATAGATACAGATTTTGAATTTGTAAATACATAATTGGTGTCTGAAAGAACAAGTCCGGTTGTGCCAGCTGTATTCACACTATCTAATTGGTTAAAATATACTAATTTATCAGTTCCACTTGGTAATGTTTGATCATCATTTGTAAAATAAGCAAGCATTGACACTGGAACAACTGCTTGAGCACCAGTAGGACCTGTAACTCCAATATCAACTGCAATTTTCTTTAATTGAGCTGTAATCGAAGGAATTGCAGGCATAGGAAAAATTGTATTGGTTCCAAATGCAATAGCTTGAACAAATGGTAATCCAGTTGTACATACAACTTCTACATAATCATCAGTATTCATAGAAATCACATAAGGAATTGAAGGAAGTGAATCATTTGCATTGATTGTGTTAATTCCAAGACGACCTGCAGAATCAGGAATATCTACACCATTCAGACGAACCCATATATATAAATAACCAGCAGCTGCAGAATATCCGTTCACTTGAATTGATGTAATTAATTCATAAACTCCAGGACTGTTTACAGTTAGTTTAGTTCCGTTCACAAGTGAAACTCCTCTCTCAAAATAGACACTATCAAATTGAAATGTAGTAACTTCTGAATTAGGAATTGTTTGCGTTGTAGATCGTCCATATGAACCGACTACATTGGTTCCAACCGCCATTGGACCTGTCGCACCTGTCAAAGTTGATTCTCCAGACAAACCTTGAAATCCTCTATACCCTGTTGGACCGATACTTCCAGTTGCACCTGTCAAAGTTGCAGAGCCATTGATACCCTGTGGACCTCTAATTCCAGTAGGACCTGTAGATCCACCTCCTACAGCATTTCCCACATAAGAAAGTTGGTTCCAATTTTTGACACCATCACCAATTTTCATCTGACCTGTATCCGTTTCAACACCGGGTTCACCTGCATATAATATTGGGTTAGGGGATGCGTTTGTCCAGTTAGCAGCAGTGTCTCTACGTAGCTGAAACTTAATAGGTGAGGTTAGGCACTGTGCCGACATTGTTATACAGCACAGACATTTGTATCAGCGTTTCCTCCATCCATAGTATTTGTACCTCCACCATCGTATGTATGACAATAGGCAGCCATTGCATCACCACCCTCTAATATAGCTGCACATACTGCAGTCGCACAAATATTAGTTCCAGCTCCACCACCATCCAGGGAGTTTTGGTAATTCGATGTAGAATCTCCTCCATCGTATGCAGCACAATATTCAGATGCTGAGTTACCACCGTCCAAAATTGATGCACAGACTTCTTCAACTTTCTTGCAGATTCTGACACAAACATCGGAAAGTTCGTAGACTTCAACTACACCTGTGCTGAATCCGGTGGTATGAGTGGTCTCTTTCATGACACGACCTGATGCCCAGAATCCATCTACAATAGCTTTTCTGCGGACTCGTTGTGTATACATGGATGCATCTCGATTTCCTCCTGAGGTTACACGCTCCTTTCCAGTTGAAATTGGAACTAAAAAACCAGGAACATCCGGAACTTGATCCAACACAGGAAGTTTGGAATGTTGATAGGAAGTGTAGAACAAAAATGTTAAAAAGAAGGTTGTGAATAGATGGGTGATCCCAAATTTCATTGTTTCATTCTGTGATTAGATCGCGTCGATATTAACCTCATCCTCCTCGTCTTCTTCAAAGAGGACATCATCTTTCTTGTCATCATCCACTGTTGCATCTTTGATAAACAGCCTAGCATCTGCGTCAGGTTTTGCTTTGCGATACCTTACAACCTGATCTTGCGACATGACTGCAATGATTTCATGTGTTTTTCCACTTAGTTCGGTTTCTGCAACCATTACCAAACTTCCAATATCTACCCAAACTGACTTCTTTCCTTTTCCACGCATTCCACCTCGTAGTGGAGCTTGCAAAAGGAATGCTTCTCCTTTGTTGCTGAAGTATGCGACTTCCATTCGTCCACATCCTAGACGACGAGTGACTTTACCGACTACAATTCCTTCTGTTGAGACTTCATCCATAAGATCTTCAATGAGTGCATCCCCTTTGAGACGATTGTTGCGAGCTTTATTTCCTTCTGAATTTTTCTGAGACTTGTGACCTGAACCTCCTTGTGTATTTCTTGGCATTTTGTACTTGAACTATGATTATAAAGTTTTTGGTTGAACAAGATCCATTTTATATGGCAAAAACCGTCTAAAATGGATCTCGAATGACCTAAATAGATCATGGTAGGAAGTTAAAGTAAAAATGTCGTCAATCATCATCAACAGTTTCTATCGCGCACTCACAAATATCAACGAGAATGAGGGAATCAAAAACCTCGATGTAAAGCAGCTAACACGTCTCCTAGTGGACATCCTCTATCCTGAGGATGGAGTTCTCACATGGGAAGATGACAAAACCCTCAAGATCAAGTTCAATGGCAAAGTTCCAGTTGAAGAGGAGACTCAGACAGTAGAAGTCACCATTCCTGTTTCTGAGCCAGCACCTGCTGAGACAGCACCTGCTCAAACAGAGGTCAAGGAAATCAAGGTCAAGGAGGTCAAGCCAAAGCTCAGCAAGGAAGAGAAGGCAGCCCAAAAAGCCGAGAAAGAGGCTAAGGCAGCTGAAGCTAAGGCAGCCAAAGAAGCCAAAGCAGCAAAGCCAAAAGCAGCTAAGGCAAAGCCATCTGCTGAGCCACCAGCACCAGCACCCGCTGAGCCAGAACCAGCACCAGCACCAGCACCAGCACCAGCACCAGCACCTGCTGAGCCCAAAGCTACAAAACCAAAAGCTACCAAGGCAAAGTTTGCAGGAAACTTGGAGAAGCTAAATGCCACTCAAGAGAAGGCATGGAAGAAAGTCGCAGCTAACGCAAATGTTACGCTGACTGACGATCACAGACAGAGATTCATCGCACAGATGAACGAGTTGGAGAATACGGTCTACAACACTAAGAAACTCGAAGCATGGATGACTGAGTTCTTCACTCCAAAGCAGCCAGAGATGAAGACCAAGGATGAAGCAATGTTTCCAGTGGAGTATAAGGGCAAGGAATACTTCGTAGATGACGATGGAAATGTCTACGAGATTATTCCCGGAACAGACATCCACAAGAAGGTTGGAAACGTCGGTATGGCATACTTCTCGGAGTTAGAGATGCCAACTGAATAGACGTGTTACATCATAGTATGACACGTAGGACATGGTTTTTTACATAACTTCAGTATACAGTCATTCGGTGTCACAACATCTGGAGCACGTGGAGCCATCAATGGACCTGCAAGAGGATCAACTTGTGGAAAGGTTCGATTGTCACGAGCATTTTGAGCTGCATTTCCTTCAACATCATTTTTCAGTATTGCTGTGTATGCACCTGCTCCTGATTGAGGATTGATAAAGAAAGGTGTAATCGTTCTGAATCCAATAGTTTTTGAAACAGCATATCCTCCATCTATTTTTGCATAGACTACGATCCCTTGATCTGCAAGTGTAGGTGAGATACCACTAAGTGTTGCAGATACTCCTAAGGCGTCTTTTATTAATCGAAATCCTAATGGAATTGCAGATGTAAAATAATAGATAAAATTCGTAGAACCGATTGCTTGAATTGGAATTGAATAAGGAACATATTCAAAAAAAGTAAATTGAGATTGAGTAGGCTGACTAAATGTTAGTGTACTAAGTTCTGTGGGTATACGAATAGTTCCAGTGGATAAAGTTGAAAATAAAATGTTAATAGGTGTTGTTGCACTCACAGTTCCATACACTGCTGTTAAAGTTGCTGAATATGTTGTGTTTAAAGATGCAGTTGTAAAATCACCTGAAACAAATCCATCACTTGTAACAGAAATTGTAGCTGAAGTAGATGGACTTAAACTTCCAATTGAAAAAGTAGCATCTACAAATGAATCAGATGAATATTGAATTGCACGATATTGAATTCCTGAAAAGATAGCTGAAATGTTATCAGTTCCGTTAGTTTGAATAATCAATAACTGATCTGCATACATTGAATAGGTATACACTTGACTTCTTGTAGAAAATCCAGTAGACGCAATAATTGTAAAACTTCCAACTCCTCCAGATGGAAACACAGTAGGAGTTCCTGAAAGAATACCCGCTGCGTTGATAACTAATCCAGTAGGTAAATCCGTAGAAGAAAAAGATTGAATAGGTCTATCACTGAGAGTGGATACCATTACAAACTGAAATAGTGGAATCACTGTATTTTGAAAATAAGTAGGTGAATACGTAGGCCATGTAAAGACATCTTCTAAGATTGTTACTTGAATTGTTCTAGTAGCACTTACTAAAAGATTATCAGTAGCTGTAATGGTTACAGATGTAGATGAAAGAGGTAAAGTTGGAGTTCCTGTTAAGGTTCCTGTAGATGTGTTAAATATTAATCCATAGTCTTCAAAGTTAATCGAGGATGAATAAACAATTGTGTTTGGGGCTGCAGTTGATGTTGCAGTAAAAACAACAGGAGTTGTATAGTATCCTGTTTTTGCATTCGTTAATTCTCTTGAAACGATGAACTGAAATACTGTTCCACTTGCAGGAGTAGACCCTCCAAAAGCAACAACGTCTGGATTAATAGGAATGGTTGCTGTAATGGATCGTGAAGTTCCATTCGTATTTGTTCCAGTAAATGTATAGGATCCAGTAAGATTAACAGTTGTAGGTGTTCCTGATAATCGGTAAATATTAGGAGATGAATAAACAACCAATGAAAGACCTGGAGGAAGTGAATCTGCAGTAACACTTGCAATTGTGGCAAATGAGAAAAAGCTTCTAGCTGTGATCAAAACATCTGTAAGACCTAAAGGTTTACTTTGGTAAAGAGAAACTGAATTAGATACATCAATCAATACTGTATCTCCCATTGAAAAGTTTAGTAATGACCTACCTGTGATCTGTTTACCAGTTTGATCAGTTCGTGTGCCTACAAGCTGTGTTTGATATAGATTTGAACTATAAGTAGACATCATAGTTGCAAATGCAAGAGTAGGTGCACCTACAAGAGTAATAGTTAATGCAGTGTCACTTATTGGAGGTGTGAATGGTTGAGATACAGTATTTCCATTAATGTCTTGAAATGAAAATCCATCTGGAAGAGATGACCATGTGTAGTTGAACGATGAGTAATAAATTGTAGGTGGTTGAAGTGCTGTAAACGTAATAGGTATAATTGAAGCATCTACAATTAATCCTGAAAGAGTATATACAGATGGAGTAATTCGAACCTGTTGTTCATTCACCTTAATTGATATGGTATTTCTGACAATTCTACCATTTGAACTATTACTTCCGATCACTTGATAATTGCTTTGATTTACCTGTAAACTAGGAATTCCTTGCATATACCATGTATTACCAGATCCGCCAAATGTAAGACCACTTGGAAGTGAAGGAACGCTCACAACGCTTGTCAAAGAAAGTTGACTTAAAAAATCAATATTTGAACCAAACGTATTACTTACATCTTCATATTGATACAACTGAAAGTTCTGGTTTGGACTTGGAGGAAAGAATCTACCTGCTCCAACGGTAATAAGAATTGTTTTGGTTTCTATTACTTCAGTTTCATTAAAAACTAGTTCTACAATCAAACTTAATATAGCAGTATAACTGGTAACAAATGTTCCTTGAAATGTAACTGATTGTAAGTCTTCTGAAAGAGTCATATACGTTTGAAGTTCTGAGGAGGATTTTGTAAAACGTAATGATAATCCTACGCTACTTGATGAAGACACTGTAAATGTATAACTAAATGGCTCATATCGATATAAACTAAGAGATCCAGTTGGAATTTCAGGTGAAACAGCAATTATAGTTGTAGTTATATTGAATATCGTTACATTGCTTGAAATAACAGTATTTCCATTTAAAACTGCATCAATTCGAATCGTAGAAGTTCCTCCTGTAGTTAGACCTATATCAGAATTGAATGTCATTGCAAATGTTCCATCTTGCGCAATAAGGGGTAATAGATTAGAAGATGTAACAGTTGTGTTTGATTGAAGAAGTACGTTCACAAGTGTCTCAGGAATTGAATATAGATAAGGTCCGAATGGCTGATAGGTTGAAATAGATATTGGGCTTGTAAGAGTAGGTTCTACAGTAATCAAGACACCTTCAATTGTAAACGTATAAAGTGTTGTTCCAATGATAGTACCTCGAATGGTTTGATTGATTTGAAGTGTTTGACTTGCAAATGAACTTTGAAATCCAGTTAAAGATGAAAGTGTAAGAATGGAGGTTCCTGAACCCTGAATAAATGATAAAAAACTTGAACTTGTTGAACTTCCTGGAGTTAATAAAGGGTAACCTGATGGATAATGTGTATCTCTTACAGGTGCTGTAATTGTGAATGTGGGTGTATACAAAGGAGGTGGAGGATCTGTAGGACCCCACCATTCAGGAGATGAAGATGGAACATTATTTCCATTAAAATTTTGCAATGAAACATAATTTACACCATTATATCGTACTTTAAAACCTATTGCATATTGTAAGTCAAAAATCCATTGTGGATACAATAGAAATGCCCAGGATGTATTTGTTAGAACAAACTGAACACCTTGAACTGGAACTGTCCAGGCAGATTGAATTGTTACCGTAGATTCGCCTGATCTAAGTAATTCTACATTAAATGAATTTCCAGACGTTGAATATGTATGTCTTAAACTTGCTACAGTTCCATATGAATAGGATGTTTCTTGAATAGTAATTGTATTTTGACCTGAAATTCCAGTTGTGCTTAATGTTCCGGACAATCCATATAAAAATCCAATGGTTCCAGTAGACATTCGATCTGGTAATGTAAATTCAAATATACTTCCGTTTGATATATTCAAATCATCAGTTGAATAGATCAACCCAGTTAAAGGATCAGTATTTGGAGGTCCATACGTATTTGAAGGTGTAACAAGAACCACTGTATTACTTGTTGCTTGACTTGTGATCACTGCACCTCCTCCAGAATAAACAAGTGCTTCATTAATAACACCTGGAGGTGCTACATCTGAGTTTAAAAATGTATAGCTAAATGGCGTGGCTATTTGAAGTGTATTTGTTTCGGAAGTACTCAATGTAGGTTCAACTATAATTGTGGGTAGACTCATTACTTACTAAGTAGATTTAGGAAGCGCTGGTTTAACTGTTTTCTTAACAATTGCACATTTTCCAGGTGGTTTCAAAAAATCTTCCTTATTAAGTTCTTTAACGCTGACTTCAGTCGCGGGAAGCACGGGATGTGTAATCTCCGTAAACGCTTGAGAAGCCATCTCCTCCGATAGATTCCGGTATACCATGTCCAATTTGAGCTTCACTAGGTTGGAGTTGCCGTCCATACTCTTCCATGCGAACATTTCGTGTTGCAGATAGCCACGGAATCGGTTCAAATGGAATTCGTTTCACTTCTTCTGGTTTAGTGTTGTATTGGGTATACAAAAAGAGTCCAAATCCACAAATAGTAATCGCAAGAATCACGAGGTTCATAATCCACGATGATGCTTGGACAAGTTCATGTTTACGTTCAATTAAATTAGTTTCGATCCGTCTCAAGTCGAACGTGTCGATGAGATTGGAGTTGTGCATTGTTCTGTAGCGGGACACCATTGTGCACCAAGAAACGAAAGAGTTTCTTTAGCCCATGGATTTGTTAAACATGAGCATACTCTGATTTTAGAAGGATAGATAAACACATATCGTTCTAGATCGTAAATTTGACGGCGTGTCCAGTTTTTAGTACATATCGTATGAATTCCTTCATTGTATCGAAGAAGGTTGTAATCCATTAAGCAACAGACTGTAAGCTTTGTGTATACGGATTACTCTTAAAAGCGTCTAATAAACCTGGTTGTTCATTGCGGTTAGTGTAAACATCTTGCTTGAGAGGTTCAACGTATCTCTGTGAACCCATCTGGGATGCAGAAGGTGCCTGACCTCCGAATGTCATCAAAGGTGCTTCGAATCCACGAGAGTTGTTCAAGAGTGACTCGTCGCGATGAGTTTGAACATTGTAAGATTGAGGACCTGCTTGAACAGCCATACCACCTACGGGTCCTGCAGGAGGTGCACGGCCTTCAACCGTTAACTTCATGAACTCCTGGAAGGGTTCTGTGAATGCACGAATATACGACATACCACCTGCAGCAGCAGTCGTTGCAGGATTGGCTTGAAGCATGGTCATCGATTCGCGATTCTGAAGCTTCATCAACTGCTCTGGATACAATGAGTTTGCGACTTGTTGACCTGCTGTCGTATTCACGTGATCCAATGAACCATTCTCTCCCGTGAGAACTTGGAATCTGTCTGGGCGGTTCTTCTTGACCGGTGCTTGCAAGCCCATTTCAGTAATGTAGAACTTACCAGGTGTTGGGTCTGAAGTGTATGTGACCTTAGCCTTATTTGCAACACGGAGTTCATCAGTTGTCTTAGGTAATGCATATTCACGCATAGCATCTTGGTTGTAACCACCTGAAGGTAAGTTGGTGTATCCATCATTGACACCTGGACCAACCTGAATTTGATTGATGGGGAAGGTGTTCTTCATCGCAAGAGAAGTAACTTGACGTTCCTGTTCCCACTCAGTTTCAACAGGTGCCTTCCAAGGACGTCCAGTTCCTGCTTCAGGTTTGAAGAATGCAGGAGCTTCTTCCTTATGGTGAAAGGTATGCTTTCCTGCTCCAGTATAGAGATCCAAGACTCCATCGGTTGCACCTGAATACATAGACTGAGTCTGCTTACCTCCAAAGAATGGAACCATGTTTCCATGTCCTGTGGGTGCTTGGAGAATAGACACGTTGTCAGTTGCCTGTTCTTCAGGATTCACAAAGGTCTCTAAGGGATTAATCTTGCGTTCAGGTTCAGCATACGCCACTTTAGAGGGCTGAGTGGAAAGAGCATAACCGAGTGCGGCTAAGCCTACTAACATTGCAACTTCCATTTGTAAATAAGCTACGAAGATAAAGTTTTTTTATAGACGATACTTAATGAGCACTTTGACACCATTGAAATTAACTCGTGAAAAAGCCGCTGACGCTGGACTTGCAAGTCAAGGTGATTGGAATACGCCTGATAAATCTAGCACTGGATCTAAAACAAATTTCAGTCAAACATCTACAGTTGTAACGTATGGTAAAAATCATCAGGAACCTGTTCTAGGCTATATACCTGGTAAACCAACAGCAACTGTAGTCCGCACAAAATCTAAGGGTGGAATCAAAAGATCAAAACGTTTTAAGTCAAAGAAAAATCGCCGAACAAGACGCCGATAAAATGGATCATAATTAGACATTGATATGAAGACTCATACACAATGTCTGGAAGTTCATTTATTGTCAGCGCTGATTCCCGTGATGGAAAGAAATGGTTACAAAATGAAGAGCGTGAATTAATTCGTATGTGTCGTCATGAAAATCTCTCATTGGACGAGATGGCATCTCGTATGCGTCGCAGTCCTCATTCAATAGCGTATCGCTTAACTAAAATTATGCTAGAACATCTAGACGGTCGCACAGATGAAATGTCTATCAAAGAAGTTTCAGACTGGATTCTACCTAACTCTGCCACTCTCCTAAGCGAGTCTTATTTGCAAGCCTCGATTGTTCATTCGTAGGAAACGGTACCACCGCATGCGACTGGGGCTTATATAACATCCAGTGGAAAGCATGACTTGTCTCCTTCCCTGATTTTTCTACTGCCACTTCTGTCGCAGTTTTCATTTTTTGCCTATCAAATTTAGGAGTAGGAACAATTGTTGCTGGAAGCCTTGGATCCATTAAAATATGATGTCAAAATAATGTTGTGGTTCCTGCTTGTAATCATCGTTATTCTAGTATTTATTCTGTATTTTCCTCGAGAACACTTCATTAGTGCATATGGACAGGAATACCTAAACATTTCATTCCCTCCATTTAATGAAGATACTTGTAAACCTGATCAAGAACTTCAAGCTGGTTTGTGCTATACACGATGTAGAGCAGGATATCATGGTGTAGGACCTGTATGTTGGGCAGATTCAGTCAATATTGGAACTGGAACCGTGATTGGTCTGGAAGATTGTCCTAAAGGTTGGTTTGAAGAAGGATTAACATGTAGAGAACCCATTACAGGAGGTGGATGCACAACTCACTGTGATGGAAACTGGGATTGGTCTGCAGGTGGTTTCTGTAAAACTCGTTGCGAACCCATTACAGGTGGTCGTATAAAAGGAAGATTAGATGGTGGAGGAAAATGCCCTGGTCCTCAAGGAGGCGATTACTTTGATCGTGTAGATGGAATGTGCTACAAGAAATGTCCTGAAAATCTACCTAATCACATACCACTTATGCCATATTTGTGCTACGTAGGAGGAGAACTATCGTATGGACGAGGTGTTGGAAAGATTCCTAAACTCATTCGTGTTGGAGGAAAATACCCACTTCTTGGAGTGGATTATTAAAGTGTAAATTCTCTATAACCAGTATTTCTATGTCTACCATCTCCTAAACTTACCATTGCTGTATTACTATTGTTAGGTGGCATATTAACGTATGCCAAATTTTTATTTGTTTTTTCATTAAAAACATTTAAAGCATTATTACCACCCTGTGACATAGTTGTAAACAAAAAATCTCCAATTTTGAGTTCTTCTACGTCCAATTTCTTAGGGACAATTGAACCTCCTTGTGGTCCAGCAGGTCCAACAGATCCTCCTGGTCCCTGAGGTCCTCGAACTGTGCTTGCAGGTCCAACAGGTCCAGCAGGTCCTGGAACAGTGCTTGCGGGTCCTGGATTTCCTATGGGACCCTGAGGTCCAGCAGGTCCTGGAACAGTGCTTGCAGGTCCTGGAGGTCCTGGAAGTCCGGCAGCTCCTGGAGGTCCAAATTCACCTGGAGGTCCTGGAATTGTGCTTGCAGCTCCAGTAGGTCCTGGAGGTCCAATTGGTCCTCTAGGTCCAAGAGGTCCTGGAACTGTGCTATCTCCTCCTTGAGCACCTGTGGGCCCTGTGGGTCCAATATCACCAGGTAATCCCTTGAGTCCATAAGGAGCTGCAGTTCCAGCTGAACTTGTAGTAGGTGCCTCAGAGAATGAATTATCAGCAGATGTAAAACTCTCAACAACTCCACTTTGTTTGAACTGACTTCCGTAATTGGCTACTTTTCCAGCAAGTGTTGAATCATATCCAGACCATTCAGTTCGTGAATACGGATTCAATGTTAAAGAACCAATCATCTTTCTAAACTTTGCAACTGCTGCCTTGAATGCAGTGCTATCTGTTCCTGGTGGTGGTAAAGGAAGTTCTGCCTTTCCAACAGGTTTGAATCCAAAACAATTGACACCAAACTTGGTATTTGGATCAAAATAACCACCGTTCACACCTGGACGACCACATGCTGTTCGTTTTACAGTATCGGGTTCAGCTTGAAGCGCTTGCCATGTTCCTCGTTGTGTTGGGTAGAGAGCAAATCCACCTGCAGACCATCCATATCCACACCATTCCGCGCCATGATTGTATGCATCGATGACTTGCTCAAGTGTAGCAAGTTCAGCATCGTAGGCAGCACATACAGCAGGTGCATCTGCATAGGTAAACTGAGAATCGTCAATGTGAAAAACTTCACTGCCGACTTTTGGTCCCGAAGTTGTCTTAGCTTGAAGTGGTTCAGGAGCTGGTTTAGGTGGAGGAGGAGCTACAGTGTTGTAATCACTTAAGTCTATAAACTCATAGTACCATAACACGAGCACGATCAGCGAAATTACAAGCCAGAGTGCTAAGACAGCAATTGCAGATCCAGTGTAAAAAAGGACAAATAGTGTAAGGATTCCAGAGAACCCTGCTGAAATCGCAAGGACAACTTCGATTGATGCCATGTCTTATTACTAGTTGAGGCGATAATACATTAGCAATCGCATCGTATCTGCCATTGGAAATTGTTGTGGTCCGTGACTTGCTACATGATCATCGTTATAACATACCCAAGTCTTACCTGGAGGCATATCACGACCGAATGTCCACCAATGTCCTCCATCGTAGCAGACGACGGCAAAGAGCGCATAGTCAATTTTATTCAAGGTCAATATACTTGAATAGGTAACTGTTGATTTTAAAGAGGTAACATGAAAGGTAAGAATTTGAGGAAAGGAAGCAAGCAGGAACTGTTTAGTACATCCTTTGTTTTGACATTTCTCACATTTCCAATCTGGAACTTCATAGGGCTTTGCTGCAGAGACAATTGCTTCAGAAACAGACTCTTTAGGTTTGGAAGGAACAATCGGAAATTCAATCATGGATTCACGTCTACCGTCAGTATAGTCGCAATGTTTACACTTGAGTCGGTTCTCAACTTTGAATCGAAAGAGTTTATCGAGCATCGGCACTTTATCGCAAAGGAATTCGAGTAGTTCATGAGAGTCTCCAATGCCCTCTCCTGCAGGCATAAGAGTTGTATTTACACACGTGTAGAAGTCCTTGAGACCCATTGCGCCACTGGAAGACCAGATGGTGAATAGACAAACTTCTACAGGGTTAGTTGTATCGTGCTTTCCATCTTGAAAGCGCTGTTGTAGATCAGGAATGCGATAAATAGCCTGTAGAGCCGCATTTACCCAGCAAGATCCACGCTGGTTACGGAGGCCGAATGATTTCATTATTAGAGGTTTAGAGTCCATGTTTAGTTTAAGAACGCTGAGAAGTCAGATAAGTATGGAACTGGTTCCGTTTTAGACGATCCAGAACTAGGTGTGAATTCTAGGTAAGGATTTGGGAACAAATCTTGATCTCCAGGGACTCTTGAAGTTCCAAAAAATCGATTATTTTCTTCAGATCCAGTTCCAGATGAACTAGGTAATGTAGTTTGCTTTGAAACATTTGCAATACCTCCTCCTTCAACCATTTTAGATTCTTTGGGTTCGGGTCCAAGAAGAGTAGGATAATCACGTGAACCACTTTCAAGACCAGAACTAATACCTGTTCCAAATCCAGTATAAGCAGGTCCCCAAATGTTTCCTTTCTTAATGTTTCCAGAACCCCCTGCACTTGATACACCTCCAGAGCTTCCTACACTTGTATTCAAAGGATCAGCGGATCCTCCTGTTCCTCCAGATGAAGATTGTCCAATTGCTGCAATCGCAGCTGCATATCCTGAATTTGTAGCTTGTGAAGCAGATGCGGTTTGTGCTGCAGTTGGTGGTGTATTTGGAGCTCCAGCAGGTTGATTCACAAAATAAGCTACTAAAAGTCTTTTAAGGTCAGCTTTATTGGCTGAGTAAAATCCAGAATTTGTTCTAGGATTCAAAAACGTATCTACATTGGCTTCAGTCAAAGGTGTTGTTGCAGGTTTATATACAGTTCTATGAAAGTCTCCCATTAATCCAGAGATTATTCCATCGACTAGCTTTCTTTGTCCTTCCAATGTTCCTCTATCAGGCTTACCTTGTCCAGGATTATCAGCTACGTATTTGTCCTGTAAGTTTTTCACTAATCCATAACTCATCAAATTCACTATGACTGGATAATCTGAATCGCCATAAGGAGGTCCTTTTATTGTTGCGGTGTCTTGAAAGTTCTCACGAATTGACCATAAAAACAGAGCCACACCCACACCTAGTGGGAGTAGAATCCAACTCCACTTCTTCATTACACTCTTGACGGGAGGAAAAATACGATTAATGCTGCTAAAATTGAAAATGCAGCAAGTGCAATCGCAGCAATGGTAATTAAACGTTGACTTACACCTGTTTCTACAGTTTCAGTTTTGGTCTCCTTGGTATCCTTTGTCTCCTTGGTTGTAGCCTGTTCAGTCACTCCTCCACCCCATACGGAATTGAGTATATCTCCATACCCTGATTGAGCAGCTGTATTTTGACCTTGAATGAAATATCGAGTTAGAAAGTCACGTAGATCAGGTATGTTTTGATCAACCCATGAACTATCTTGATTATCCAAAAAGGTATTGAGTTGAGCTAAAGTGATAGTGGATGTACTTGTCTTATAAACTTGCCAATAGAAGTTGCTCATAATTTGAGAAATTGGACTATTATTGGTTCCATCTCCGTGAACAAGACGTATCTTTTCTTGATCAGTCAAATTTGTCGACCTAACACCCATCTTTGATTTCAAACTTGCTAACAGCGATGGAGGCATAATATTAATAATTCTTTGAGCTGAAACAGCTGTGTTTCCATAAGGAGGACCTTGAACACGTGATGTGTCTTCAAAGTTTTCACGAGTCCATATCAATAGGAGTGTTCCAATTAAAACTATAGGCAAGATCCATGTTTTTTTCAGTATCTTCATTACATTCTCATAAGACGTTTTCTTCACAACCAGGAGTTTTCGTTTCAGAACAGACATCATAAAAGAGAGTTCCTGTCTTACCTACAGTTTCATAGTTTGCTTCACCTAATCTACGAGGTCTTCCTTGTTGTTTTAAGGGTGCATAATGTCCTTCGGGAACAGGTCCATCATTTCGTGGATCTGCAGGTTTATACTCTTCTTCAGTTCGATCGTAGACTTGATCACGTCCCATAGAAGGTTCAAGATTCTTAGAAGGAGTAAATTTAGTTTGACGTTCTTCTCGTGCAGCAGCAGTTTCAGATGACCGAATATGAAATCCATCTGCAAGAATCTTTCGAAGAGCATTCGTATCGATAGGAAGTCCAAGCACATCAGGACTCTTCAAAAACGCTTCAATTTCTGCAGTGCCTGGTTTTGTTGTAGCAGGTTCGTAAACTTTATCATAAAATGCTCGAATTACTTTGATATAATCATCATCATTGGCTCCAATCGGAACTTGAGCATCTACTTTGCTTTTCCACATTTGATATGCAGGAGATCCAGTCTCAGTTGGTGGACGTTGAACGGATGTAGAGACACCTACACCGGATGACTTAAATTCAGTATCTACAAAGGTTTCTCGAATGGACCATACAAATAAAAGTATAAGCAAGGAGAGTGCGATCCACTCAATCATTATTTATTGGACAACACAAAACCCTTCTTCCTTCTTGGGTGCTGGTGGAGCTGGTGGAGGTAATACGGGTGTTTGTTTAGGACGCATACTTCGGTCATCTGAAGCATAGTCTAGTTTATAAAGACCTGCTGCAATAGCTTTATCCGATGATTCGACACCTTGCCATGTAGACTGCATTGCGTCATATTTTGCTTGTGTCTCTGGATCACGAGGAGCAAACTGTTTGAACCCTGTTGCGGGGGTATGAACCGCGAGTGCATGAGTATAATCTGCATATTGCGGTAAGGCTTTTGCATCAGTTGGTTTCACAAGTTCTGCATTATTCAACTCGGCAACGGATGTCATTTTCTAGTTCTCTATATAAATGCCTACAGTAGTTCTGCGAGGAGGCGACAAGAAAGAGGATGCTAAGAAGCTTCTTAAAAAGCAACCTCTTCTAGTGTTATTCTTTATGGATGGATGTTCACATTGTGAAGCCAATAAACCCGCTTGGGAAGAAGCTAAAAAGAAAGCTGGTGTCCCTACGGCTGAAATTGAAGCATCTGCTACACCCGATGGAGAAGCGAATGGATTTCCTACAATGAAATACGGTGATAAGACTATTTCAGGTCAGAAGGAATCTGGTGATGAAATTTTAAATGAACTCAAAGTTCCTAAAAAATCAGGTGGTCGTCGTAAGCGATTATATACCGGTAGGCGCATCAATCGATTGAGAGGAGGGAAGTCCAGGCACCGTACCCTTCGCAGCTACGTATCCTTCTGAAAGAAGCTTATCGGTTCTCTGACCTTTTCCTAAAAACTTAAGTAGTCCAGCATGATCATCTGTTACAACTGTATGGAAGTTACGTTGAGCCTGAACCATTTCAAATACATCTGTTGTGTCCATGTAGATATTTGAAGTCTTTGCAAATGCAGCATTGACTTCATCGCGAATATCTTTGCGTGTAACATCAGCAGCAGGAGGCATATTAGGATTATCCAAAATATCTGTCAAATGAGGATTCATAAATGGATTATCATCTGTCGGACGAGTTTCCATATCTCCAACATATCCAGACACCACAAGACCATTTCCGAATGACTCAACAATTCTTCTTGCACGAGGAAACATCATATTAAGTGCAATTGTAACACCCATCACAAGAGGAATGATTAAAAGATAGGCTGGTCTCATGCTTGAAAGAAATAACAAGGTGGCGAGATAGATTGAGAAACGGACAACTGCATTCAAAGCCGTAGACACGGGCATATCAGCTGTAGGAACAAATTTAGACCACGTATCTTGCGTGAACAAGATGTTTGGTTCATAATACCAAAAGGGTTCGGTGGACATCTCTCTTATCTTCACTTGCGAGACTTTTCACCAAGCTTCCTCTGTAGACGTGCCAACATACGAGCACGACGAGCCTCTGGACTATTTGAAAGAATCTGGCGTGATGTATTTCCAGTAGCAGGTTGTTCACGTTGTCCAACAACCATTTCATTCATATACTTTCCAAAAGTAGATGTCATCTTCGCACGAAGCATTTCAATCTCTCTAATCAGTTCTTGTTGATTAATCTTTCCAGTTTCAATACGGTCCCTCAAAACCTCTTGTGCACGACTCATAATCTCCTTGAGTGCTTCGCTGTCTTGGGGGTTTTGCATAAGGCGAATCAGTTCATCAGGATCTTCCAAGTTAATATCTAGATCTTCAAACTTGATTGATTGAACTAAATCACCAATGACAGATGCAAGGCGAGTATTCATAACCAAATCAAGAATCTCCTTGAGAGAATTCTGTGTATCTTCATCTTCCAAAATCTTCATCACTTCATCTTGACGAGATCCAGGCAAAGCTCCCTTGAGCTGTTCAAAGATAGCTCCAAACTTCTCTTTTGGATTTCCGTTCAAAAATGCATACAATAATGCCATACGAAGCTTGTGCCATGCCTCATCGGATCCATCCCACTTGACCTGAATATCAGGGAAGAGTTGAGGTGCAGTGTCTGTGTCCGTAAAAAGAGTATTGTCTTTTTGGACAATTTTCATCAAATGGGGAAGGAGTTCCTTCTCGATGTGAGCGAACAGATCATCAGATGCTCTTGGAAACTTAGTATCCGGCATCCGTTCCTTGAAATAATTAATTAAATTCCTCAAGTGCTCCATTTATACATTTAGTAGAGTACAACTGTAAGCGGATTATAACTCAGGACCTAACTTGAATTGAAGTGTATAGTATAGAATTGAAACAATTCCAGTTGCAAAGAAAGCCACTAAAAAAGGTTCAGCACAGATAATATCATCGTCATTCAAATCAATATCCAAATCAGTTATCATTTTAATTTAAAAGATTAGAATGTTTAAACAGCACGATTTCCACCGCGAGATCCAAACATAGCCTTTTGTTCGGATGTTAAGCAGACGCATCCTTGATCACCTGAGAATGGAGATGGGCAGCAATCGGCACTTTGTTTGTTATTTGTGAATGCATACAAGGGTGCATCGTCTGTCTGATCGTAAGGGTGTTCAGGTGTTGGCAACGGTTCTGCTCCAAGAATTGGAGACATTCCCGAAAATCCTTGAACTGGACCTGTCTCAACGGGCATTCCCCTCTCCTTTTGCATAAAGTTCTCCTTGATTGCAGGAGATGATGCAAGAAGTGTTGAATTAACAAAAAGACCTGCTAGGAGGGCGGCAACAAAAAACGCAAGGACGGCTGTGGTTCGTTTCATCTTATGTTTGAGGTTGGAAAAAGTTTGACACGTCCCAAAGTGAGGTCCTCCGAACGTCCAAAATGGATCTGAAAAGTTTGAAGAATTGGATAGTATCAATCAATTATGGAGCAAAATTACCAGAACATGTACTTATCAGACCTTAAGCTAATTGCAAAGACTAGACGAATCAAGATGTATTATATCAAAACTAAAGAAGAGCTTGTTACACTTCTTAATATGGAAGAACTTCCACAAGAATTAAAGATCGAAAAAATGACCATTCAACAACTTCGAGCAGAGGCTAAAAAGAGAGGAATTGGTGGTATTTGGAGTCTTCGAAGACAAGCATTAATTGATATACTATTTCCGAAGACTGAGGATGTCAGCAAGACTGCCACGGACGAGAATCAGGAGAATCAAAGCCAAACAGACGAACATCATCAACCAGAGGAGCATGACCCCGAAGAGATACGGGTATAAGATACTTAAAATACGTGAAATCATAGGTCGAAGCACCTGTTCTTCGAGAGATGCTTGAATGTCGGGGGACCTTATTTTTTCCAATACATCTTGAATGAGTGGGTCTAAAAACTTTGTCATCCCCAAATTTGTCTTTCCTTCAGTATAAACATAGAATGAAGCTCACGCAACCGAAACTCATTCGTCTAGGCATGGTCCTCGCTGGAGTCGTTGTACTCTATACTCTTTTTACATCCTATGGCGGATCCAAGGGTTCACTTCTTGATCGCGCCGAGGAGCTTGGTGGTTCTGGACCCACTGGACCTATGTCCGAATCAGGTCCTTCCATGGGTCTTCCCTTTAGCATGGGAGGTAACGCAGCCTCCGCCGAGGGACTCCAAGGACGCACACCTGCTTCTCAACAGACATACCAGGAAACAACTTTGGACTCATCCGAGCTTCTTCCTAAGGGAAAGATTGGCGCCTCATGGGCTGCTGTCAACCCAGCAAGTGGTGAAGACTTGAAGGGACAGAACTTCCTTCAATCAGGCTACCATTCTAACATCAACGTCATTGGTATTGCCCAGACCAACAGAAACCCAACGTATGATATCCGATCAGAGGTGCCTAACCCTCAAGGCAAGGTTGGTCCTTTCTTGAACACAACCATTGACCCAGACCCGTTCAAGAGCAACCGAGGACTTGAAGGACTTACTGCTTAAATCTCGTGTCTAAATAATGTTACCAGTAGCCGCTGCAGGATTAACTGCTGCTCTTGCGATGTCATACTTTGCAGGTCCTAGAAACACATCACCTATGACGGGTCCTGATGGAAAAACTTATGAAATGCAAAATCTTCCAAATCGCGAAGAAGCTGTTAAGCGTATGGCTAGTATTTGTGGTAAGATTTCAAAACTAAAAGACCATTATGCTAGTGAACCTGCTTTAGCTGCAGATCCTCCAGTCTCAAGATTTTTAGCTCGATATCACCCAGATTCATTTGTAGAGAATGATATGTCATCCAATGATACATCGTATTCTGAGAATAAGGGTCAAAAAATAGTTGTGTGTTTGCGAGATAAAACTAAAGCACCTGAGTATCCATTAATTGATGAAAATACTGTGATGTTTGTGATGCTTCATGAAATGGCACATTTGATGACTGAAACTATCGGACATACGCAAGAGTTTTGGCTCAATTTTAAACGAATGCTTCACGATGCAGTAAAAATAGGAATTTATTCGTCCGTCAATTATGCACAGAAGCCTACCCCCTATTGTGGTATGACGATTACGGACTCACCTATCTAAAATAAAACGACCCTCTCTATAATGAAGAAGTTGCCTCTTGAAGGCTCACCTACAATTCTGTCGTTCTTTCCGGATGACACAATTGAAACTGTTAGACAACATGTAGCAATTGCAAAGGAAACTCATCCAGATCGTCTGTTTATTCAGATTCAAGTTGAGTTACCTAAAGAGTATTATTCAACGAATCCAAAACGATGGATGGACTTATTTTTTAGAATGTCTTATGGAAAGAACTTCATTAAGAAAGAAGTCTTTGAAGCATACGTTTCCTATATTCGAGTAGGAACAGGTGTATCTCCTCGTGATGTAACAATAGAAGAGTGGAAATCAGTAGAGGAGTTTTTGAAGCCATTGTTTGAACCAAACTCTGATTTCAAAGAATGGCGTATTTTAGGAGTTCCTGAAGATAAGTCCGTTATTCTTCCAATTCCAGTTCAAGAAGTAAATCTTCCTGAATCGTTTCGTCCAATTCCATCACGTCAAGTACTCTTTGATTCAATTCATAGCGAGGAAGCTATTGCAATGAGAGCAGAAGATATGGATGCTGAATCATCGGATCTAATTCGGCAAGTCTATTTTCCCTTTTTCCAATCAAGTACACCTGCAAATATTGAATCACTACGTATTCCTCTCAATACTGAACATATTCATATTGAATCTTTATTAAATCTCAAATCTCCAAAACCTACACGTATTTCAATTTTACGATCCAAGTGGTATATTCCATTAATTTCAACACAATTCACAGCACCTAGAACTCGATTTGAACAGATTTTTTATGGATTGACAGTGTCTCCAGAAATACCTGTGATTAGTTACTTCACTTCAAAAGCAGAAACAACTCGTCATAAGTTCTATGTTGAGGATCCTAAACTAAAAGAACCTTTGATTGATGTTCCTATGTGGAAAACATGGATCTCTCATACACAACCTCAACGTCGTCTTCCAACTCTTTTACTGTATCGTGGCAAGTCTCGTGTTTCATTTGATCGTATTGCAATTACAAACAGAGACATTACTATTTCCACTTGGAGAACCAAAAACTCAAAAGAGACACTTGAAGAGTTACAGGAATCTACTTTGAAATGGTTAAAAACATTCGATGCAGTTATGCCATTTATAGTAGAAACTGATCTCGATGTATCACGATGGATATTGAATGATCTATCAATGATTCTAGGGTATGAAAAGGAAATTTCAGAGTTTGATATGCGACGTTTTGGTTGTCTTCAATCTATCTTTGGATATCAAGATAACACATTTAGGCTTCTTCGCGCAGATCATCCAAGCGATATTTCACCTGAAGTTTTGCGTGCGTATACGATCTTGCAAACTGGTGAACGACTAGAAACTGAACTTGGAATTTCTCCAGAAGAAGCAGCTGTATTAACTGAAAAAGTAAAAGCACTTGAAGAAGACGAGAACTTCAACTTTGAAAAAGCCGTTAGTGGATATCCGTCTATTTCATTTTCATCAAAAGATGTATTGATTAAGTTTGTTACGAATCTTGAGAGAATTGTTCAATATGCAAGTCTGTTGCGATATGTATTAACATCCGATAAACAAGAAGTCAATGATGTCTGTCCACGAAGACTTGAAGTGGTTGAATCCAGTATTGGAATAGCATCGCAAAAAGTAGAGATTGAAGATGAATTTGATATGAGCGATTTTGCAGAAGATATTGAAGAAGCTGCTGCTGCCTCTAATGAAACTGTATCCAATGCAGCCGCTAATCCTGCAGCTGCATCTAAGGTAATGAAAGTTATGAAAGGTGGACCTAAGGGAACTCTTGGATACTTCAATAATCGTATCTTAAAAATCGATCCAGAGTTGATTGATGAAGATTATACCAAAAAATGTGAAAAACTGACTCAAGTTGTAATATTGACACCTGCAGACCAAGAACGTATTCCACCTGAATACAACTATTCAAATGCTCCTAAAAATGAGACTATGTCAGTAGAAAAAGGCATTGCAATTTGTCCTCAATATTGGTGTATGAGAGATGAAATACCATTAGCAGAAGATCAATTGGTAGTAGATGAAGAAGGAAAACACTGTCCTATGTGTGGTGGAAAAGTTCGAATTACTGAAAAGGAAGATACTCGTGAATTTACAATTATTAAACGAAAAACTGGATATAAGTATCCAGATTATAAAGAACCTTCTGCAAAATCAGATAGCAAAAAGAAAGTGCCATGTTGCTATCGTAAACCTGCAAGCAAAAATGTTGATTCTAAAACTCTTTCACCACGCGATGATTTCTATGTATTAGCTTCTGGTAAGATTCCTGAATTTCGTATTGCGTACTTACCTGAATCACTTACAAGTCGTATTTCAGTGAAAACAGACTATTTAAAAACATGTCCTAACAATCGAATTGAAGCAGATAAAACTGATATGTTTCGTATAGGATTAGGATTACCACGCAGAAGCTTACCTGCTTTATTAAAAGACACTCGTCCTATTCCAAGACCTGCAAATGCAAAAGATCAAATTCTAAAATGCTCTTTCTTTCGAACATGGAAGGATTTAGGTGAAGGAAACACATACATTGAACGAATTACAGATGGTATTGATCGAGCGTATATAAATGAAACTCTTTCTCATATGGACGAGATTGAATATGTATCTCTTATTTTAGATTCTCGTGTGATTCAAATTAATACTATCACTAATACGCTTTCATGTGGTTTTTGGACAGATAAAACAAACATTGCTGACAGAACAATTGTGATTTTAGATACAGATATTCTTGGTAAAGTTACACGTGATAAATCAGGACAAAATTCTAAGTTTATATTTGAAGTCGATTTGAATAACTTTGAAAATACAACTAAAAAGACACTTCAATCACTTCATAGAGCTTCTTGTTCAAGCTCAACTCCAACATTTGAAATTGCAAGATTAGAGTTAACAGCGAAAAATATGGCAAACTATGAAGTCATTCTAGATCCATTTCAACGCGTTCAAGCACTTTTTGTTCCACAAGAAGTTATACTTCCAATTCAACCTGTGAACATGGAGGTTCCTCTTGGTGTTCGTCAAAGACCCGGATATGCAGATGTGCAAGATGAAGAATTGCCTACAATGAAGATATTGGGTGATTTTTTAGATAATACCAAATATCACGGATTTAAGAAACAATCAGCTTTGACCGGAGTTAATCATGTCTATTCTGAATTTTTACTTGAGTCTGGGTTTCGAGCTCCATTTCGTCCAGAACCTTCTACAGACGATACTGTTACAGAAGTTATTCAAACCATTCGCAAGCCACATTCAGAAGACGAATTAATTGGTGCTCCTCCAAATGAATCTGACTTAAAACTTGCAAGTGAAATATCTTATTCATCTGAAGTGTTTGAGTTTTTATTGTTTACGTTATCGAAAGACCTACAGAAAGATGAACATGCGGCCTTACGAGATGCAATTAAGAATCAAGACCCAAACTTGATGATGCAATTAAAAGAATGGTTAAATACCGAAGCATATTGGAGTACAGTAGATGAACCTGTTCAGTTTGTGAACAAAGTTCGCACACCGTGTGGACAAATGGAAAAAGACACTTGCAAAAAGTCTACATTATGCGGATGGCATAAAAAGACTTGTATGATCAAAGTTAAACCAATTGTAAATCAGCGTAAGATCTTAATACGCATTGTAACAACACTTAAGAATAATTCAAAGCAACGTGCTCTTGTTTTAGATGGAATGTTGTCTCCATTCTTTAGTACAATTTTGTATTTAGAAATGCCTCATGAACTGATTACAACCAATCCTTAAATGTAGTCTTGATATCTTGCAAACCGACTATCAACTGATTTTGTTGAAAGATCATTCCAAACAACTCCTGCATTGTCTGAATATCCATCTTCAGATGCTATACATTGTGGACTCACAGCATAGCATTTGAAATCAGATCGACGTTGAATAATGTTCACTAGATATCGATCTATTTCCATAGGATAGGAAGATCCATACAAATCTACCATATGTTTCATCATTCGTTCACTCATTGCATAACCCATCATACTCCATAAATTATGTGCTTTAATTGAGGTAGGACCAATTCGATTTGATTCAATTTGCCCATATGTCCACATAGATTGATCATCTGAAAGAGGAATGTATGCAAAATACAGCAAGTCCCAGTCAGAAGGAATTTCTTTAAAGAATTCGCGAGTAAGTCTATCACTATCTGGATGAATTTTTACATCATCTTCAATGACAAGAATACTCTTTTGCTTACGAGCTAATGCAGTCGCATAAATTTGAACATGACTAATTGCACATGCAAGATAGTTTGGATTTGTAAAGTATTTATTAGTAGGTTGAATCGCATTCCAATACGATTTTACAATCGCTCCTGGTATTGCATTTGCTCTTTCAACTTTCAAATCAAAATGCTTGAATCTCTTTTCCATTCCTTCCATACGATCTGGACGAGATGCCAAATTCAAGCAATAAATTCCATCAAAAAAAGTATTCCAACAATGCGTCATTACTTATCCAAATCTAACACTGTGTAAGTTTTACAATAACTCGGGTTTCCGGTTTAATGTAAGAAGAATAGCAGTGCATCGTTTCGATCGATGGTCCTACTGGTTATGAGCCAATCGCGCTTCCTCTGCGCTACACTGCTAAGTAAGTATGGTTTTTAACGGCGACGAGTGGAACGGGAGTTGCGACCACGACGAGTGTTGCGACGGCGACGTCCACCAAAGTCGGGAAGTCCGCTTCGTGGTGCTGTCTTAGTTTGCGAGAGATTACGTCCTTCAGGACTATCGCGCCATTGTTGGTATGCCTTCTCGGCGCGACGAGGATCTGCAGTATCCTTTTTCCGCTCCTCTTCAACATATTTTAGATAGGATTCACGATCCTTCTTGTTGTGTTTATCATAAACCGCGATCAGTGCCTCCTCTGCTTTCTTAGACTTCTCCCTTGCTGCTTCAAGTCTAGATGACATTTATCTTTTACGCATAAAAAACACTTTACGCCTTCTGTGCAGACTTGATGAAGTGCACCTTGAGGAAGGACTGGAGGTTCAAGTAGGTAACCTCATCCTTGTCACCAACTCGGAGGAGCTTGGCGAGTGCTGCGTTCGGGAGAATGCGTCGCTTGAACGATGGGTCAAAGCATGAGTGAGTCTTGACATACTCGCTAATGAACTTGGTCACCTGAGTCTGGGATCGGGTCTCACCGGACTTGAGGCCCATGAAGTGGCAGAGCTCATCGGTCAAAGGACGTTGAACCAAAAAAGCATTGTTGGCACGTCGCTTCTCCCATGCTGCACGCTGCTCAGTTGTCATCGTGGCTGGGTCAACCTTCTTCTTCTTCTTGGAGTCTCGTGCCTCACGCTTGGCTGACTTGGCTGCCTCCTGGACTGCCTTGACTGCATCACGGACTCGGGTGGAGAGATCTGTGCTGAGTGCCTTGAGGGTCTCAGCAAGAGCGGCGAGTTGGGTCTCAGATGAGACTGATGGTGTAGCAACAACTGGCTCGGCGGAAGGAGCTGCGACAGTTGGAACTGTGACCTCTGCCTTAGCGGGGGTGGCCTTCTCGGCCTTGGTAGCCTTGGCGGCCTTGGGTTCAGCCTTGGCCTTTGACTCCTTGGCTTCAACCTTGGGAGCAGGGGCGGCGACAACGGGGGTAGGAGCAACAATCTTGGAATCCTTCTTAGCGGCAGGCATCTTGTTTGATTTAGAAACAGAAGAAGAGGACGACATCTTTAACGCACTGGTATACTCTTACCATCGGCGGTCATCTAAACCCTTTTCTTTTCCACAAACGGGGGGAGGGGTCTCTTTGAAAATTTTAACATTCTCTCCTTGGCAATCAAGTAGTATTTGTGGTAGGCTAGCACAGGATCTTCACACTTAAATTCATTGGGCATGGCCATTCGGAATTGTGTCCGCTCAACATTAGGCAAGGGTGGAATGTGAATGTAAAGCCACTCAAGATGATCTTGCGTCTTGTGTCGTTTTCCGTACCGATACGTGTATTCATCGCAGAGGGCTAGTCCAAGCTCTGAAAGCCATCGATAGTTTTCAATGGATTCACGAATCCAAATAGAACATGGGTGATTAGGGTGAGTTTTCTTGTAGGCAGTTGGAGGAAGGGCATCTGGATTCAGCATCCAGTGGGAACAATACAATAGTTGGGCAGTTTCAAGAATCATTTTGACGACATGTTTGTCGCAATGATACTCGGCGGCTTCGCGGGGGTCTAGTGATAATACAAAGATATTCATGATGACAGGTAAGATTTGGTTTAAATGACTTAATTAGATCCATTTTGTATAAAACTAGATGGAGAACAGAGTGGCTAGATTCTATGAACTGCATAACAACAAATGGTTTCACGTCATGAACTTAACACTTGAAATCATAAGGACGAAAGATAAACGTGAACTATATATGTTGAAACAGTATGGTCATTATTTCTTTTACATGTTCTAGTATAGATAATAGAATGATAATTTATATCACTGGTGCTTCCGGTTCAGGAAAGACAACACTTTTAAAGAGTTTATCAGTTAAAGGGTATGACTTAGATGATATTTACGAAAATAATTGGAAAAAACATAAAAGGATTGATACCGTTCAAAAAGGCGTACTGAAAGATGTTAATGCACTAGTATCGGAGCATAAACATATTGTATTTGTTGGACTTCAAGGAAAGGATAACTTACCATTCACACCTGATGTAACATATATCCTTATAAGAAAAGACTATGAACAATATTATAGAAGTAAATTGGTAAGAGATTTGAACCTCTTATGCAAATATAAGAGTGATTTTGAAGAGGTATTAAAAAAGGAACCTTTTGATGAATTCAGAAATCATTTTTGGTCGAATGATATAGTTAATATGAAATCATTTGATGAATTCAAGAAATACGTAGAAAAGATGAATAAGAGTATTCAAAAGGATTTTCCTACTGCAGAAATGCTAACGGCATCTGAAATAATCAAAAAACTAACAACGGTAAATCGCTGACATCACATTGAAAATGGTTACATACGGATCCTTTTCCATCGTGACAACTCTCATGAGAAACCGAACAGAGTTAATGATATAGGTCAAAGAGTTTGTAGTTACAATTTCAGATTTCAACATATGTCTAGCCCAAGAAAGTGAAACACGTGAATCTTCTCTCAAAAACTTCCACATTGCAATATGAGACCGTTTAGTGAGTTGCATCATCTGTCCTAGTGAAACGTCTGTGAAACCATAATCTGCAAATGTTTGACATAACATGACCCATCTACAACGAATACGTTCTTCCGGTTCTAATGGTTCATCTGGCACCGGAATTGAATGGTGAAGTCTAAATGCCCATAATTCTCGTAGTCGTTTGCGAACGTCTCTTGTCAATGGAGTTCGTGTATAAGGATTTGAAGGTTCAACCGATTTCAAAGACCAAGTCCAAATCGTTCCAAATGAGAACCACCATGTTTTATCGTTTTCTACAAAAGCAAAATAATCGAATGGATGTTGCCGTGAAGCTTCATCACCCGACACTAACTCATCATCATTTGCAACACCTTTTCTTCGTAAAACACCAGGTCCTGCTAGTCTAAGATGATGACGAACAAACCATCCACGAGCCACAGCTTGACATTTGATAATTCTTACGTCATTTTCAAACGTATCTTTCCAAAGTGTTACGTTTTTAGCTCTTGCATGGTTCCCACAACATGTATGTCCAAAGATTGCATTGGCGGTACATTGAACTGTAGAACCCTTCTTTTTAACTGCTGCACATCTAACCATTCTTTAGCGAAGGTATATTATATGAAAGTCGTGATTTATTAAAAGTGAACCCACAAACGTGCTGATAAAATGGATCTAAAGATAACCAGCTATCTATGAGTATATACCCAAGAATAGAATGTCAGTCAACGCAATTATCAACGCCTCCAATCTCGATATTAACAAGGTTTCTTTCGGAGATATCCGTGTAAGCAAAACTAACGGTTCCAAGAGTGTTCCGATCAAGTACAATGGACAGAACTTCCAGATGCGAATCCCCAAACTCCAGTATCCAATGGGCGTCTCAATCAAGGAAACTGAGAATGGAACCAACTACACAATGCTCGCAAGTCTTCGTGGATGCGATTCCTATGCTAAGGATCGTGCTCCAGAAGATGCAGGTGAGATCGGTCAAATGTATAACTTTCTAAAAGACCTTGAAGAGAAGGTCGTCAAAACAGCCGTTGAGAAGTCGGTCTCATGGTTTGGTCGTGCTCGTAAAGAAGAGAGTCTCATCGACAGCATGAAAACACTAGTGAGCCCTAGTGTTGAGAAAGTCAATGGTGCTTGGGTGCCAAATGGTAAGTATCCTCCTAGCTTCAGAATGAAAGTTCCAGTGTATGATGGAAAGGTCAACATGGATGCAGTGGATATGGCTAATCGTCCAATCCCACTCACTACAGAAAACTTAGAAGCAGTGTTTCCTAAGCGCATGGAAGCACGATTCATCGTTAGCCCGAGTATCTACGTCTCTGGCCAGGGCTTCGGAGTGACATGGCGTATTTCGTATGCTCAAGTTTCGGCACAGTCAAGAATGTCTGCTGCTCAAGTGTTCGATCCTGAGGAGGATGCTGGAGATGAGGATCAGGAAGAGGAGGCGAAACCAAGTCTGTCTGAGCGTCTTGAGGAGGCAGCTGAGGAGGAACCAAAGTTTGTTCCTGCGTCTCCATCAGCTCCACCTGTGGTTGAAGTAAAGGCTGCTCCTCCGGCTCCTGCAAAGCCATCAAAACGTCGTCAGATGGGAGGAGCGATTTAAATCCTAAAAGCTCCCAAATCCTAGAGCCAACTGGTGGCTGACAGACGTATAAGTCATCGTCTATAAATACTATTTTTCTTTGATCTGGGAAATCTAGTTCATTTTGTATTTGAAACTCTTCACATTCTGTTTTTTTGGTAGACTTTGCACCACAGACAGAACATCGATAAATAACTGGAGGATGAAGTACCATATCCACTGTAAGAATACGCGTGGGTCCATAAAGACATGCATTCAAAAGTAAAGTAGGAGTAGTCCAATCCTCTGCAAGAAACATCTCTACAGCAGGTCTTGATAAAATTGACCAAACACTTTGATCATTTGTCCATCCTTCTTCTTGGAGAAGTGTTGCAAAAGGTGTATCATGAAACCAAAGAATCCTAAAATCAGCATTGTCTGTGAGAGAATGTTCAACCAATCCTACACGTTCTAGATCTTCAGTATATAACCAATACACGTTTGCATGAGCGTAATGTCTGTCGCGGGAACCCCGATAGACATCACGACCATCCATATTCCATAAATCGGAGACGACATCTACGTCATGCTCCACGATATCTCTTGATAAATCTGTATAGATCACTTTTGGATCCAGTATAGACTGCATTATTCAAAGGATACAACAACCTTTACGTCATGGTGACGCACAGCTTTTGTTGCAGAACGACTAAGTTCATGTCTTTTACGACGAACACCTTCTTCAGTTGCCTTGGGTTGAATTGTTGTTGAACAGGCTTCCATATCTGCATGAATTGCGTCATAGTGTTCTTCCAAATACTTAAGAACGTCATCTTGAAGTGCCCATTCAAAAAAGTTAAGCTGTCCAACAGTCGTATCTAATCCCATAAACTGAATACGCTTCCAACGGCAGAATGGATCGAACATCTTTTTACTATACGCTTTGAGATGCGACTTGTAAGCAAGATAGACGATTACGTGTCTCGATCCAACAAGATAGGATACATTATGCTTCTTTGCATAATTGGTCACCAACCAGTCAAGAAGCCTAAGACTAATCCTAGATTCACCTGATAGAATGGATTGAACTTTCTTGAAGTTTTCCTCGTTTGAATAAAAGCCTTGTAAGCGGTGTAAAACCCAGTGATCGCGATTTTGGATTACCTCCATTTTGTATCTTTACTGCGGTATTCTCGCTTAAAGTGGGTCCATAGAATAAATACAAATGGCAGCGATTGATTGTCCTGGAATTATTTTACCTTCACTCATTCCGAAACTTGAACCTATTGAGAAGGAAAGAGAGCAAGAACCTGGTGTTTCAAAAGCTATCTGTACTTGGGAAGCAATTAATCGAATTCGTGAAGAAGGAGGAATTATGGAAGCCACTACGCCTGGTCTTTTTATGATGATTGATGGTGAAAAACAATACAACACATTCTTAGATATGCTTCGTGATCAACCTCAGCAACCTGATCCAATCTTTAAGGAAGGTGATGTTATTCCTACGATTGAAGATGCAGGATTTCCACTTGATCGTCAAGATGAGATTGACGAAGAGTTTAAAAAAATGTATGATGAAATGTTCAGTCGATCCTCTGAACTAGGTGTCATGGGAGCAGGTGATTTTGAAGCTTATCTTTCACAACGAAAGCAAGCATATATTGAAATGTTTAAGCAAAATGGACTTTCGCCTATCCAACAAGAGAACCTTAATGGAGGAGGTATTGACTCCTTATCTACTCGACGAACGTCCATATACTCACCTCAACGCTCGACTACGCCGATTTGTGACTCTATGTCATGTTCTAGCACCTGCTCTACCAATTCGCTTTCTGAAGAAATATGTTCGAGATCTTGCTCACAAGCTAATGATGGGAGATGTGGGAAGACTGTGGATGCGTGATCGGTGTTTTGAACGTGTAATCCGATTATATGGAAAGCAAGATCAACGAACCGATGCCTGGCACACACAACGAGGATCAATGATTACTGCTTCGGAAGTTTCAAAAGTTTGGACTTCTGCAGCATCTCGTCTTGAACTTTTATTGAAAAAACTTGAACCTCCAGCAAAAAGTGATAACAACGCATTCAACTCAGTTCCAGCGTTGATTTGGGGAACTCGATTTGAACCTGTTGCAAAGAAGATCTATGAAGATACCACTGGTTGCGATATTATTGATGTGGGTTGTTGTCAACATCCAGTTTATTCCTTTCTAGGAGCATCACCTGATGGATTGATTGTTCCACGATATGCAGATGCAGACCCTCGTAGGTATGGAAGATTAGTAGAGTTCAAATGTCCTATGAGTCGAACAAGAAAAGATGAGATCCCAAGTTATTACATGCACCAAATGCAAATGCAGATGGAGTGCACGGGGATTGATGAATGCGAATATGTAGAATTTCGATTCAAGCAACTCAATTTTACAGAGTGGGATGCTTGTTCTGGAATGAAAGGAGTCTTTGCAGTTGACCCAAATGGAAAGGTAGATTACAAACCTGATACATTACCACTTCATGAGTGGCAAAGCACACATACAGAAGACCATCAATATATCTATTGGATCCTGTTGGATACCAAGAAGGACTTTGTTCCAAAAGATCCTAAATGGTTATCAGATCATCTTGAAGACTTACAAAAGTTTTGGGATGATGTTCAACGTCATCGTTCAGAAGGAACACGTCCAGAACCTTTACCTACAAAGACGGTTACATTGGAAATATGATCTCAAACATCTCCATAATCGATTTGGAGGAGGTGAAAAGCGTTTATTCCATTCATCAATTGTGAACTGATTTCCCATACTTAGATTACATCGTGAGCAAATAGGGATTAAATTTTTTACATCTGTTTTCCCACCTTTGCTCTCAGGTATATTATGACCACATTGAAAATCAAATGCGTTCATGGAGTTCGTACACCACGAAACCTTGCACTTATTTTGAAACTTGGGACCTACGTGAACCAGCCATACTTGTTCACGAAGAGCTCTTGGAATTTTTGCTTTAGAGGACATTAGTTGTTCTCACTTTCTCTGCTTAA